ATGGCGTACCGATCGCCACCCGGCCGGCGTTGTCCCAGCTCAGCGCGATCAGCTGTGCGCCGCCGGGGGCGGTGCCCAGCGCGCCGCCCAAATTGCCCCACAGCACCGGGCCATCAACGTTGCTGGCGGCAAACAGCTTGCCGGTGCCGAACCAGCCCAGGCCGTGGTTAATGTCGTTGCCGGCACGCAGCAGCAGGTTGAAGTCGTTGACGCTCAGGCTGCCGGCGACATCGAGCTTGGCGGTGGCCGCCGCGCTGGACTTGCCGATCGCCAGCGCGCCGGCCACCGACAGCGGCCCGGTGATGGCGTCGCCGGCACGGTCGACCTTCGCGGTGTCCAGGCGTCTGGTCTCGGAGACCAGGTCGTTCCAGTCCTTGGACCGGATCGAGTCCCCTGCGCTCTTGGGGAACGGCAGGTCGGGGGTGATGGGCATGGGGTCTCTCCTGGTCGGGTTGGGTTTAGAACACGATGTCCCAGATCAGCGTGAGCTTGAAGGTACTGGCCTTGGTGACGGCATCGAACACCACCCGGTTGTAGATCGTGCCGCCCGCAGCGGCGGTGAAGATGCCGGCCTCGCGCAGCGGCGCGGCACCGTTGGCCTCGCCAAAATCGAACACCGTCTGCAGGCTTACCTTGATGCGCTTGACGCCACCGGCATCGACGATCTCGGTATAGACCGGCGCGGCCACCGGGTTGCGCGCCCGCTCGGCCACCAGCGCGGCCTGGTCGTCGGTGACAGGGTCGGCGCCGGTGCCCACCGCCATGTGGCTGACGATGGCCGGCGGTGCGCCGCTGACGCCGGCAAAACGCTGCGCCACCAGCTGCCGGCCGACCTTGACGATGCGGTTGTCGTGCCAGCGGTCCAGCACCAGCCGGCCATCCGGCCGCTCCAGCAGCAGCCGCACCCGGCCTTGCATGTTCAGGATGTCTTGCATGTCAGTCTCCCGGCGAGAGTCACAGAATCGAAATTCACAGCGTCGAAATTCACAATGTCAGCGGTCACAGCGTCAAAGATCAAAAGTCGAAGTTCACAAGAAGCCAAACACGCCGTCGAACACGGCGACGTTGAAAACGCCGCCGATCACGAAGCGGTCGCTGCTGTCGTGCAGCTCGGTTTCGCTCTCGAAGGCGCCCACGCTCAAGCTCTCCTGGCTGTCGTGGGTCTCGGCGAGCGCAGCGTCCAGGCGGGCCGAAAATGGGTCGAGCACGGCGTGGTCGTCCCAGGGCTTGCGCTCGGTGGATTCAGCCGGCAGGTTGATGGCGTACTGCACCATGCCGCGCACACCGGCGGCGCGCCGGCTGTCCACCACCCGCTGGATGGCGTCCAGCGACAAACCCTTGAACAGCTTGAAACGCTGCGCCAGGCCGCTGCCCGACAACAGGCGCTGCACCGCCGCATCGACAAAATACGGCACCACCACGTCGAACACCAGCGGCTGCAGCCGCAGCCACTGCAAACGCACCGCGAAGCCGGCGGCGTCCAGCACCTCGGCGCTGTCGAAGGCCGACACATCGAAGGCGGCGCCGCGGTTGGCTGAAAAAATCCATTTCGACGGTCCGGACGGCACCTTGGGCAAAGCCGGTGCCGACACCCCGTCGGCGGCGACAAAGCGGGCGCTGACATCGGTCGAGCCGATCGAGGCTGAAAACGTGGCGGCGGTGCCGCCCGACAGCAGCAGCGTGGCGCCGGGCGGCACCTCGAAGTTGCCCAGGCTGCGCACACCCGTGCCGGTGTCCTGGCGGATCAGCGACAGCCAGCGTCCGCCGCCCGCAGGGAAGGCCCATTCGATGCGCGGCGGCTGCGGGTCGATGGTCGGGAAGTTCAGGTTCAGCGTGACCGTGCTGCCCGCCACCGTGGGTGTGGCAGCGCCCAGCATGACCTCCAGCTTGGGCGAAAACTCCTCCACCCGCACCAGCCCGGCCAGGCCCTGGATCAGCGCGGCGGTAGCCGGCGGTGTGCTGCCGCCCGGACCGGCCAGCTGCTGGGCGAACAGCGCCAGGTCGTATGGCAAGCCGAGTGCGGCACGCACCGCGCCCTTGACCGCCTCGACCGTGCCGCCGCCGATGAACGACGGCACGGTGGACTTGAGCAGCGGCCGGAAGGTGTCGTCGGCCTCGGGTGTGCCGTCCGGCAGCAGCCGGCGCTCCACGCCCATCAGCGCGCCCAGGCCGTCCAGGCCGCCGCCGCGGGCGTAGTCGATCCAGTGCGACTTGAGCAGGTCCTTGATGCCGGCGTCGCCCCGCATCAGCTCGGCGCCCAGCGCGTCCAGCACACCGTGCAGCAGCGACGCGCCCTCGCCCGATGCGTAGGCATCCGGGAACAGCGCAACGAGTCGGTCGGTCTTGAAGGACATGGCGGGCGGCGTGGCGGGCTGGGTTGGGTTGGGTCTGGGTGTCAGCGGCGGCGCGCGGCCTCAGGCCACCTGCTGCAAATGCAGGCTGCCGGCCCGCACGCCGGGGTAGGCGGCGGCCTGCACCACCACTTCCAGCGAGGCCACGTCCAGCCCCGCCAGGCCCGGGATGCTGAGGGCGGCAAAGCTGGCCAGCGCCTGGTTGGCGGCGGTGAACGTGACCGTGCCGCTGACCTGCGCCACCTGCTGCAAAGGCTGGTTGGGCGTGGCCGCCGGCTTGCCGCGCACCGCCGCCACGACCGCCAGCTGGAACTGGCGGAACGCCACCGGCGCGCCGTCGTCGCCCAGCACCCGCAGGCTGCAGACCAGCGCGCCGCTGCCCTGGCTGAGCGTGGCGGTACCGGTTACCGCGAGGGCCTGCAGCAGCGCCACGCCGATCGCGCCCTCGTCAGGCCGGGCCTGCTCGTCGGCTCCGATCAGGAACGGGTCGGTGGCAATCGGCAGCACCGGCCCGGCACCGCGCTGGAACGACAGCTGCACCTCGCCCACGTCCGCCAGCCCGGCGACCTGGAACACCCTGGACGCCAGCTTGCGCGGTGATACCGATTCGCCGATGCCCAGCGCCGCCAGTGCCGCCACCACCGAGGCCTTGTAGCGCGCCATCGCGTCCTTGCTGCCACCGTTGACATCGGGGATGACCCGCAGCACGCCCGACAGCGTGACGGTGGACACCTGCGTCACCCGGGCCTTGATGCCGGCCGCGCGGGTCTTGTCCACCACCTCGTCCACCTCGGCCTGCAGCGCCGGCTTGCCGGTGGCATAGCGCACCCAGACCTCGCCCAGCGGAATGGCCGGATCGACCGAAAAATCGCGCACCTCCACGCTGTCGATGCCGTCGACGTTGAGCACGGCAAAGCGGATCGCGTTGAGGGTGGCATTGCCGGCCCGCTCCAGCGCGTGTTTGGCGCGCTCGCGCAGCGGCTCGTCGGCCTCGGCCGCTTCACCGCCGGCAAGCGGTTTGAGGTTGCTGACGCCGCCGTCCACGCCGCGCGGTGGTGTGGGCATCACCGTCAGGCTGCCCGACCCCAGGTTGCCCTCGGGCCCGGTGTCCAGCGCCACCACCGGCACCGTCACCGTCGGTGTCTTGGCCAGATAGCTCAGCACCAGTGTGCTGCCTGCTGCTGGCGCAGCAGCCAGCGTCACGGTCTGGCCGTCATTGCCGAAGGGCTTGCCGGTGGCGCTGGGCACGGTGGCCAGATTGGCCGTGCTGCCCGTCAGCCGCACATGGACCAGGCTGGCGATGGCTTGGACGGCGTGCAACACGCTGGCGCCCGGCAGGGTCTGGACCAGTACCGCCGGGATCAGGCCCGGCGCGCTGACCTTGAAGACCCGGCCGCGGGCGTCGGCGACACGGGTTCCGGTGGGGATCGCCACATCGGCCCGGGGCGCTTTCTTGAGCGTGAACGTCACCTCGCCCAGCGCCGGCAGCGCCAGGTTGCGCGAGATGCCCAGCAGCGCCACCACGTTGTCCAGCGCCACGCCCTGGGCGTAGTCGATGAAGGCCCGCTGGTAGGCCTGGTCCATCTGCTCGTACAGCAGCTTGAGCTCGCGCGACACCGCCCGCACCAGCGTGCCGGCCACGCTGCCGGCGTTGAAGTCGGTGATGCCCGAGGGCAGGTCGCGGTAGCGGTAGCCCACCGTCAGGCGCGAGTTGTCGTCGGGGAACCAGCTGGCGGCAAGAGCCGGGTCGGCCGTGTCAAGCGGCTGCCAGACCAGCTGGCCCACTGCATAAACGTAGTGGGTGTCCAGCGTGAACAGCGCCGGTTTGCCGGTCACGAAGCCGCTGATCTGGCGGGCCAGGCCGCTGACCGGGCCGGCGCCCTTGATCGGGTAGGCCGCCGTGCTGCTGCGGTAGATCAGCTCCAGCGCGCCTGGTTGCTCGACGCCCAGCAGCAGGCTGTCCTGCAGCGAGTCGGCCAGTGAGGCGAAGCTGCGCGAGAAGGGGTGTCCGACGTCGATCATGGGGTCTCCAATCCGCCCGGGCTGGCGTTGCCCAACACCGGCGAGCCCACCTCGCTGGCCCCGATGACAGTGGCCGACAGGCCGTCCAGTGCCAGCGCGTAGACCAGGTTGAGCGGCGGCGTCATCGAGGTCGTCGAGATCACCCGCACCGTCAACATCAGCCGCAGGATCTGGCGCTCTCCCGGCAGACGCACGACGTCCACCGCCTCGACTTTGAGCACACGCGGGTCGGCCTCGATCGCGTCGCGGGCAAAGACCTGGGCTTTGAGGCGGGTGCGCGGCAGGTCGGGCTCGCCGATCAGCTCATGCAGGCGCGATCCGAAGTCGGGCCAGCCCAGCAGCGTCAGCTCGCCTTTGCGAACCCGCAAACGCATCGTCAACGCCTGCACGATGTTGGCATTGCCGCTGGCACGGGCGATGTCGCCCGAGGCGCCGACGGGGCCTTGCAGGCCGAGGTCGGCGCCGCCTGCGCCGTCGCGCAGCAGCAGGTCGGTGCCAAAAAGGGTTTGTCGGGTGATGGCCATGGTCGGGTTCTGATTCGGCAGACCGTCAGGCCACCAGCACGATGTTGCGGCTGACGGTGACAGACGCTGCAGTGGCGCCGCTGCCAGCGCTGGTGATCAGCGACAACACATGCGCGCCTGTGCCCAGGTTGGCCGGCAGCGCGCCGGTCCAGCGCAGCCAGGTCTTGTCGTCGGCCCGGAAAAAGCGCAACGCTGGCAGCAACAGCGCGATCTCCGCGCTGTTGGCGGGTGTGGGCGCAGCGACCGGGGCCAGCCGCAGGCGCAGTGCCACACCGTTGATCGCCTGGTGATCCAGGTTGGCCACCCAGGCGCCAGGTGTGGCCGGATCGGGTTTGGCCCAGACGCCCGGTGCCAGCACTTCGACGGTGGTGCCCGCCCTGGACAACGACAGGCCCGCACTGGCGGGTGTGCGGATCAGCGCGCCGGTGACCTGGTGAACCACGCAGGGCAGCGGCGCCGACGGCGGCGCGGGCGGTGGCAGCGGCGCACCACCGGTCATCGCCGACCGGGTCACGGCCTGGATCGCCGCGATGCCGATACCGTCCTGGTCGGTGGCGGCCAGCAGCAGGCTGTGGCTGCCAAACTCGCCCAGCGCCGAGACGCTGCCACCCAGGCAGGTGGCGCTGTGGTCGGCGCTGTTGATCTCGGGGTGGGCCTGGCTGGCCAGCGCGTTGAGCGGCGAGAACCACTTGAAGAACAGCCCGGCCGTGGTGTTGGCGGTGCCGGTGAGCGCCACCGGACCGGTCAGGCCGGCGCCGTGCAGCGGCTGGCTGATGCCGAGCACGATGTCAGCCATCACTGCCCACTCGGATTGAAGGCGGCCGAGCCGCCCGACGGAAAGATCACCGCCTGGTCGTTGACGACGTTGACCGGCAGGCGGTTGACCGTGACCGTGGCGCTGCCGCGCAGCATCATGCCGGGCCACAGCGGCGCACCGGTCTGGCCCTGCATCACCATGCCCAGCGCGACGATGTATTTGGTGTTGACCTTGACCGTCTTGTTGAAGCTGCTGACGATCCAGACCGTGGGCTGCGGCTGCAGCGGCACGCCTGGCGGCGGCGGCAGGATCACCGGCGGCGCGTCGCTGCACTGCGGCGGGTCGCTGGGCATGGCCTCGACCAGGGCCTCGGCGCTGCCGACCAGCAGCTTGCCGCCGGCACCCGGCTTGAACGTCAGGTTGCCCATCAGGTTGAGCGGGCCTTTGAGGGTGATGTGGGCCATGGCGCGTCAGCCCGAGATCTCGGTGCCCTGGATCGTCAGGCCGGCGATCTTGCCGGTGCCGGTGATGGTGCCGTCGCCCCTGATCGTGCCGTCGCCGTCCACCGTCAGCGTCTTGGTGATCTGCACATCGCCGGTCACCGTGAGCTTGCTGCAGGTGATCTCGACCGGCTTGTCCTTGGCCAGCAGCGTGACCTTGCCACCCTGCGGGTCGATCGTCAGCACGAAGTCGTCACCCGACTTCAGCTCGATCAGGCCTTGCGGGTCGATCCGGATGCCGGCGGCGAAGTCACTGTTGTCTTCGGGTTTCTTGACGTCGCGCTGCAGGAACAGGCTGCCGTCGGCCGCCAGACGCAGGTGGTTGAGCGTGCCGTCGGGCAGGCGGTGCTCGAACAAGACATCGTCGGCCTTGAACAGCGGCGCGCGCTCCTGGTCATGGTAGAACCGGCCGGTGATCAGCGGCTGCTGGATGTCGTGGTCCAAGAAGGTCACCAGCACCAGGTCGCCCACCCGGGGCGGCGCGGCCACACCGATGTGCGGCACGGCCACCGGCACCTTGGGCAGCTCCAGGCCGTCGTGCTTGAGCCGCACATCGACCTCGTAATTGGCGCTGTCGTCGGTGCTCTCGTGGGCCACCAGCGCCGTGACAGTGCCCAGTTGCGGGCCGCGGTGGCTGGCCAGCTCCTCGCGCACGGTGCGGCGCACCAGGTCGATCAGCGGGTGCACCAGGCAACCTCCATGCTTCGCATTGCGGTGGTTGAGCCCTTGGTGCCGCCGGGCGGGCTCATGCGGCCGGGCGGGCTCATGCTGCAGGCTCCGCGGCGATCACCAGGTCGGTGACAAAACCTTCCCGTGCGCTCAGGCGGTGGCGCAGGCCGGTGATCACGCCGCGGGCATTGAGCCCGGCCTCGGGCGCGTCGCTGGCGCCCAGGTCATCGCCCAGGTCCAGGGCCGGCATGCCCAGCACCGTCAACCGCAACTCGGCGCTGCGGGCGGCCAGCGCGGCGGCATAACCGGCGGCAAAACGCCCGGCCATGTCCTTGGTGCGGGCCGCGGCGTCGGTGA